TTGGCAAAGTGCTTGGGTCGAACAATGATGATTTTGTCGGGCTAAGTCTTTGGATTTCAGCAGGTTCTAACTTTAGCGCCCGCACAAATTCTCTCGGTATTCGAACGCAACAAGTTTTGTGGCACGGTATCCACATTCGTCCCGGTATATGGACTGCCGCAGATGCTGCGCTTTATGTACCCCGTGATCCGGGGACTGAGACGGCGCTGTGTCAGAGATATCTCTTCAAGACGCAGCTTGGCGTGATTCTGAGGGGATACTCGCCATCTGCGGGCGCGCAGACATTCCAGACAATCGTGTTTCCCGTGACGATGCGTGGAGGTGTCATTGCAACGAACAATTGGGTTTCTGGGGCGAACAACCTGTCGCAAACGGTTTCAGCAAGTTCAACAAATGCGCAGCTTACTCTGACCTCAATTATTGGATCGGATTTTGCCGTTCAGTATGCCGCCGGTAACTTATTTGACTCGGAGCTATAAGCATGATTACTGACATTATCCTCACTGCGCCTGATACCTACAGCGCCGATGTCGATGGCACGGTATGGTCAGGCATCACCGAAGCAAGCCGGTTCTGGCAAGACGTGCAGGACGCCATTGCTGCCGGTGAGCCGGTAGGCACGCCGCCCGTTCAGGACGCACTGACGGTCGAGCGCGAAAGCATGGAGCTCTCCTTCGCCCAAATGCTGATCGGGCTTGAGGCGGAGGCATGGATCACGACCGCCGAAGCGACCGCTTGGCTGGTGAACCGCGTCCTTCCGCCGCCGGTCGTTCATGTCATCAGCCAGCTTCCAGCCGATCAGCGGTTCGCAGCCACCGCCCGCGCCGTGGCCCCTTCTGTCGTGAAGCGGACCAACCCGCTCGTTGACTTGCTCGGCGCAGTCGCCAGCAAAACCCCAACTCAGATCGACCAATTCTTCAAGGATTACAGGGTGGTATAATGGATACGGCGACGGAAAACTCTTGGCACCTCCAAAAAGGCGTTCCTATCGCCCTGATCCTCGCCATCGCCATTCAGACGGCGGGCGGGGTGTGGTTCATCAGCGCCCTCAATTCGACCGTCACCGAAGCCGTCGAGCGCAACAAGGTGCAGGACGATCGCATTGATCGCGTCGAGAGTGACGCCAAGACCCTGCAGATCGGGGCGGCAACCATCGCCGAACAACTTGCCGGGATGCGGACAAGTCTCGATGAATTGAAGGTTTCGCAGCGCGAAATGAACACCTTGATCCGTGAAGCCATACAGGGAGCGCAGCCATGAGGCCGATTGGCGAAATCATCATCCATTGCACGGCAACCCGCGCTGACTGGTGGGCCACCCGCACGCTGAACCAGAAGGTCGCGGAGGTACGCCGCTGGCATGTTTCAGAACGCGGCTGGAAAGACATCGGCTATCACTTCCTGATCGACCGCGACGGTAAGGTTGCCCCCGGTCGCCCCGTGGAAAAGGAAGGTGCGCACGTCATGGGCCACAATACCGGCACCATCGGCATTGCCTTGTTCGGCGGGCATGGTTCGGCGTCAACGGACAGCTTCCTCGACAACTTCACGGCCGAGCAAGACCGGGCGCTGCGAAAGCTGATCGCGGAGATCACCGAGCACAGACCGCCGATGAAAGTCAGCGGACACAACCAGTATGCCGCGAAAGCCTGCCCAGGCTTCAGTGTTCCTGTGTGGTTCGAGGAGGCCAAGATTGCCGCCATCAAGCCGCTGACTGACCACGGATCGAGTTCATGGTTCAGCCTGATCCTCGCCCTGTTGTCCCCGTTCAAATCCCTGTTTGGAGCACGCAAATGAGCGACTTTATGAAAATGCTTGTCCCGCAGCTTGCGCGCGTGCTGGCGCGTTATCTCGCAGGCTTCCTGATGACCATCGGCATGTTCGCCCCCGGAGAGGCGGAGGCTTGGGGCCGCGACCCTGCGACCCTGGCGCTGGTCGGGGCGGGCATCGCCGCCGTGACTGAAATGCTGTGGGCGCAGGCCCTGCGGCGCGGGTGGGTGAAATGATCCCGGGCATGGACACGCTTGTATGGGTCGGCGGGGCGCTGGCTGCGCTGTTCGGCCTGCTGTTCGGGGCCGTCACCTACGGCGGCTCCCGCAGGGCCAGGCAGATCGAGAACGAGGGACTGCGCGGCAACCTGCAATCCATCAAGACCAGAGAGGAAATTGACAATGACATCGCTCAAGACGTTGATCTTGCTGACAGGGCTCGCCGCTCTGGCCTCGTGCGCCCCGGTAGCGAATGACACCTGCGCGGGCTGGAAGCCGGTCTATCTGGCTGGCTCGACGGTGGATTACATGGCGGCGCACGATCCGCAGCCGCTCAAGACGATGATCGGCAACCATGAGTTCGGCAAAGCGGCTGATTGCTGGTGATGTTCGACCGCGCGCTGGCAGAGCAATACCTGTCCCTGCTGGAGTACGAGCTGGGGCTGCAGGAGGCAGAGGATCACCTTCTGCGCTTCTGCGAAGTCACGATGCCAGACGCCCGGAAGATGCACGACATCCACGCCACCCGGTACAAAGCCGGGATGCATCACGTCTTCATGGCCGATGTGATGATGCAGGTCGAAGCCGGGGCGAAGAAGAAGGTCATCATGAACCTCCCCCCGCGTCACGGCAAAACCGAGCTGTGCACCAAGCGGTTCTGTGCCTGGTACTCGGCCCGACACCCAGAGCACGACATCATTGTGGCGACCTACAACGAAAAGTTCGCCGCTGACTTTGCCGCCGAAGTCAGGGAAATCATGGCGTCCGTGCGGTTCCGGCAGATTTTCCCAGAATACTACCTCACGCAGCAGTCATCCGAGCGCCTGACCACCTATGCCAACGGGAAGATCTACTTCCTCGGCCGCAGAAGCTCGACCACGGGCCGGGGTGGAAACCTGATCCTGGTGGATGACCCGACCAAGGACGACAAGGAAATCCGGTATCCGGCGTTCCGCGAAGACTGCTGGCAGTGGTTCACGCAGACGCTCCTGACGCGCCGGCACAACGACAAAGCGGCCATCGTGGTCAGTCAAACCCGCTGGCATGAAGACGACATCGTTGGGCGCATTTCAGACAAGACCAACCCGGCCTATTCCAAGAGCCTCGCGGAAGGCTTTGAAATCATCAACATCCCGGCCATCGCGGAGGCGGACGACCCGCTGAACCGCAAGCCCGGCGAAGCCCTCTGGCCCGAGCGGTTCGGTCTGACTTATCTGGAGGAAATGCGCGGGGCCAACCCGGTGTCTTTCTCGGCCCTCTACCAGTGCGACCCGACCCCAGAGGACGGGGTGTTCTACCGCCCGGAAGAGCTGTTCGAGTACGATCTGGACGAGCTGCCGGAGCGGCTGACCTTCTATGTGGTTTCGGATCATGCGGTCAGCTTGAAGGCGCACAATGACCCGAGCGTTCTCTGCCCCTTTGGGGTTTGCGCAAATGGCATCGCCTGGGTGATGCCGGATTTGATCTGGCGCCGGATGGACACCATGGAAGCGGTCGAGGAAATGGTGGAGATCATCCGCCGCCGGAAGCCGGTCTTCTGGTACGCGGAGAAGGGGCATATCTCCAAGGCGATTGGCCCGTTCCTGAAAGACAGGATGCAGCAGGAAGGCGTCTACTGCCCGGTCATCGAGGATCAGCCGGTTCTGGATAAAATCCAGCGTGCGCAGTCGGGCCGCGCCAAGTCAGCACAAGGCAGGATCAGATACCCGCGCTTCGCGCCTTGGTGGCCCAAGGCCAAAAGCGAAATGCTGAAGTTCCCCAATGGGCGCTTCGATGACTTCGTTGACGTGATCTCCATGATCGGGATGAAGATCGGCAGTCAGGCAGGTCCGTCGAGGGTTTTGTCCAAGACGAGACATGAGCCTGGCACGTTCGGCTTCATGCTGGAGCAATTCCGCAACCAAGACCGCGATGATGAGGCCCGGAAGGAAAGAGCCGGTTGGTAATTTGGTGCGTTTGGGGTATTTTCCCCTGAAAGAGTGAGGCAGGACATGAACGACGCAGCCGATAAAATCTCCGAGGCTCGCAAGGCGCGCGTCAAATTCCTGACTGATGAAGTCAAGGCAGACCTGAAGCACTGGAATTATGCCTTCACGCGCATGAAGCAGTGGCGCGATTTTGCGCGCGGCCTTCAATGGCCCGGTACGGTCAAGGCTGACCTTTCGGACGCTGATCGAAAGTACGTTGCCAACGTCACGATGCGGCACCTGAAGCAGCGGACGGCGGCGATCTACGCCAAAAACCCGACCTATGACTTCACCAAGACAAAGCGCCTCAACTCGCGCTTCTGGGATGGCACCGCAAAGCAGCTCATGATGGCGCAGCAGTCTCTGGCCGCTGGCGACGATGTGACCGGCTCCGCGATGGCGATTGTCGAGGACGCCATGCGCGCCCGGGCGCAGTCAACGCTCAACGCCCGCATCGGCGACACGACCGCCTTGCTCTACCAGTATTTCATGCGCGAGCAGACGCCGCCCACAAAGATGATGATGAAGAAGCAGGTCCAGTCATCGCTGACTGCGGGGGTGGCCTATTTCAAGCAGACCTTCCAGAGGGCTATGGATTACCCCCCCGACACACAGCGCGCCTTGGCGGACAGCCTGTCGGAGCTCGCGCTGGTCGAGCGGCTGGCAAAGGAAATGTCGGACGGTGACATTGCCGAAACCGACGCGAAGGCGGAACAGCTTCGGGTGATGGTGAAAAAGCTGGAGAAAACTGAGAAGATCATCCTTCGAGAGGGTATTGCGCTCGACTATCCGAACAGCCGGAACATCATCCCCGATCGGAACCTGACATATCTTCCCGGCTTTGTCGGCTGCGGCCGTGTCTCCGAGCAATACTGCCTGACGCGCGATCAGATCCTTGAGGTCTACAAGATCGACGTGAAGGAAAACGCCACGGCCTATGCAAGCCGCATCGGAAACGAGACGGCAAAAGGTGGCTCCGAAGAGACGACGCATCGCGTGTGGGAAATCTGGGACCGCCTTGAGGGCATGGTCTGCACGGTCTGCGACGGATACCCGGACTATCTGGAAGAGCCGCATGAGCCCATCACCTACACCGAACGGTTCTGGCCGTGGTTCGTCTATGCCCCGAACGCGGTCGATGATGACGAAGACCCATTCCCGCCGTCCGATGTCGAGCTGATGATGACGCAGCAGATGGAGATCAACCGGGCAGGCGAGGGCCTGCGGGACCATCGCTATGCCGCGCGCCCGGGTCACGTCACCAGCCGGAACATCGACGCCCAGGACGCAATGAAGATCAGGGATCGGAAGGCGCACGATGTCGTCACGCTCAAAGGTGTGAACGAGGGCGAGAAAGTCAGCGACGTGTTTCAGGAGTTCCCGACGATCGGGATCGACCCCAACCTCTACGAGACAGGCCCGGCGTTTCAGGACATCCTGCGCAGCGTGGGGACGCAGGAGGCCAACCTTGGCGGCACCAGTGGCTCCACAGCGACCGAGGCCGGTATCGCCGAGAGCAGCCGCCAGTCAACGACCGACAGTGCCATTGATGAGTTCGATGACTTGCTGACTGACATGGCAAGGGCGGGCGGGCAAATCCTGATCCAGCAGATGAGCAAGCAAACGGTTCTGGAAATCGTCGGGGAGGGCGCGGTGTGGCCCGAAGCGCAGGCAACGCGCGAGCAGATCGCCAAGGAAATCATGCTGAAGGCGGTTGCCGGGTCTTCGGGGCGTCCCAACCAGGCGCAGCAGGTTCAGGTGCGGGAGCGCATCTATCCCATCATGGTCCAGATACCGGGCATCAAGCACGAACGGATGGCGCAGGACTTGGTTCGCGTGCTTGATGACGGCATTGACTACGAGGACTGGATCGACATGGACGCGCTGCCTGTGGTGGCGATGAACGGTCAGATGCAAGCCACGGCCAACCGGGGCGGGGCCAGCAACGCACCGGCCCCCGCCAGCCCGAGCGCGACAGGCCCTGCCAAGCCGGGCCAGAACGGCGCCGGTCCCATTCCAAACGCGCCGCAGGTCTGACAAACCACAGTCAAGGTGTAAGTCATTTTCCCGGTTTTGACTTTGGTGCATTTGGTGTATTGTCCGGGCATCAGGCCCCAGAAAGGACCGACACCAAATGACCCCTGATGCAACGCAGGAAAGCGGAACCATCACCGAAGACCAGAAGACCGACGCCTCGTCGGTGGCTGAACAGGCATCCTCGCCAGATGTGACGGAAGGCGCAGCTTCGTCGGCTGCGGCGGAACCAGAAGCCAAGACGTTCGAGCAAACTCTGCGCGACGAGTTCCTGGCAAAGTACGGTGACGGAGAGGAAGAGGCGGAAGCCGAAGCTGAACCTGCGCCTGACACTGGGGCCGTTCGTAAGGAAGCGACCGAAGCCCAGAAAGATGACGGAGACGAGGAATTTCGCCTCTCCGACGATGACTTCAAGAAGCTCCCTGACGGAGTTCGGAAGCGCATCGGACACCTGAACACCCGCGCTCACAAGGCGGAGAAGCAGGTATCGGAGTACGAGGCGGAGCTTCAAGTCACGCGAGACGCGCAAAGTCGGCTGGACAGTCTCCAGACCTTTGTGCGGACAAACGGGATTGAGCCCGAGAACATCACCGTGGCGTTCGACATGATGGCGCGACTTGCCAAGGGGGACCATGCCGGCTTCCTCGACGCGATCCAGCCGTTCGTTGACGCCGCCATGCAGGCATCCGGGCGCGCTATCTCGCCCGATCTGCAGTCAAAGGTGGATGATGGCTACCTGTCCGAAGAGGCCGCGCGGGAATTGACCG